CAGGCGACGGGACTGCACCATGGTATCAGTCCACCAGAATGTGGAACGCGCCCGTCTTTGTGGCACCGCCCGAGGCGATGACGATCTTCACCCGGTCATTGCCCAGGGCAATGCGGGTTGACTGTGCCGTGCCGCCAGCGGCGTAGAGCAAGGCGGCGCCGACCTGGCTGTGCGCCGGTTGGCGCGGCGCGCGGTCGGCCGAGGCGTTGACCGCGCTTTCGGTCCAGATGTTCTGGCCGGTCGCCTCGGACGTCACGGTGAACGTGCCGCCGTTGGCATAGTCGGTTTTCACATAGCTGATCTGGTGAATCTCGCCAGAGATGCGGGGCGAATAGGCGGTGGCGCTGCCATCGGCAGCCGTCACGACCGTCAGTTTGTAGCGACGCATGGGCGTCTCCTTTCAGGGGGGGGGTGAATCGGTTCGGGTGAAGGGGCACCCGACTTGCGCCGGATGCTCGGTTCATGACGGCGCGAAACGCGCGGTCAGGTCGAAGGATTACAAGGCAAGCGCGGTCGAGAAGGTGCCCTTGATGAAGGCCTCGGGCCGGAAGACGGCCAGCGCCAGACGCTCTTCAGCGCGGATGGTGATCAGGTTCTTGGCAAAGTTGTCGCCATCCTCTGTCGAGATTTCCACCGTCGCGTCCTGACGGTCGAAGATTTGCGCGCCCATATTGAAGGCCCCCACCAGGAAGCGATCCGCCGCCAGAGCCTGCGTTGCCACGACCGGCAGCCCCCACAGACGCGGCTGGCCATCGGCGGCGGGGTTCGAGAACAGATAGCCACCCGACTCATCCTTGGTCAGTTCGATCTGTGCCCATTCGCCGGGGTGCAGCACGATGCCGCTGGACGGATACTCGGCCAAAGCGGCCTGCAGCATAGCAAGGCGCAGGACGTCCACACGGTTCAGGTTGCCCGCGCCATCCGGCGTGATCGGTGCCGCATAGGCGGTGGCTTGGGTGTCGACACCGTTCAACTCGGTCCCGGTGCCCGCGCCACTCAGCAGCTGGGCCTCTTCCCGCAGCATCAGGCCATAGCGCAGGCGCCCGTCGATATAGGACTGCAGCGCCGGCACATCATCGAGGATCTGCTTTGTCGTCTTGATCAGGTGCGCAATCGTGGTCACGGCAGAGCTGATCAGATCGAACTTGATGTCCGATGTGGCCTTGGTCGCGCCCGAGGTTTCCGACACGGTCGCCGCGGCGTTGGTGAAGCCGGTTTCCTTCTGGTACTGGATCAGGCCCGTGGCAGTGCGGCCCGGCATCAGCAGGTCACGGATCCGCATGGTGCGCAGGCCCGGCATGTTGATGCCCGGCAGACGGTTCGGCACCACCAGATCACCGGCAGAACCATCGGCGTCCGTCGTCAGGCTCGACACGATGGCCTTGACCTCAACCGCAATGCGGCCCCGGCCACCGCCCTTGACGAAAGACTTGAACTCCTCCGCCGCCGTAAAGGCAGCGCCCGCCGACAGGTGGCGGCGACCTTCGCCTTGGCTGCGCACGGCCTTCTGTTCCAGCGCGTTCAGCCGCGCGGCCAGTTCGTTGTGCTTGGTCAGCGCTTCATCGGCGGCCGCCTTGCTGCCAACGCTCAACTCGCCGATCCGCTTCATCTCGGCGGCCGCGTGCTCGCCCTGTTTCTTCACGTCATCAGCGGCAGACTTCAACTGCTGCGCCAAAGCCTTCAATTCTTCGGGGTCCATGACCATTCCTTTCAGGTTTTTTGGGAAAAGGCGCCGGCGGCCTCCTTCAGCATCGCCAGCGCATCTGCATTCGCCTTACCCTCGGACTCGCTCCGAATGGTCTTCGCATAGCCGACAGAGGCGATCTGTGTAGCCATGGACTTGGGGACACCTGCCTCGCGCAGGATGTCCTCGAATTGCTTGATGGGCATCGGATTGCCATCGCGCAGCGCGCGGGCGAATTCGATCAGCGCTGTCTCCAGTTTGCTTTCGGTCTTGACCTCGGTGACCACGGCTTTTTCGTTCATCGGGAAGGCCGTCAGCGAACATTCGATCAGGTCCAGCACCTGTAAGACCCGCACATCACCCTCGCGCGCCGACTTGACGGCGCGATATCCGATGGAAATCCCGCGAACCGCGCCCTTCTTCATCAGGGCATAGGTCGAAACCGCCTGCGGCACTTCCAGCACGAACTCGCCGGTGAACTTCAGGCCGCGCCGATCTTCCGACAGATTGCCCGCCGTGCCGATCAACTGGTCCGGGTTGTGCGACCATAACAGCGGCACCGAAGACTTGCGGCCCAGCGTCTCGGCAAAGGCGCCCGGCAGGATCCGGTCGCCGCCCTGATCGACATTGTTGAACACCGCCGCATAGCCGGTGAAGGTGCCAGTGTCGGTCAGGTCCTTGACCTCGATGTCAAATCCCAAGGTATTCATGCGCCACCTCCAGTGGGGGCCGCATCCAGCGGCACGTTTTGCGCCTGCACCATCAGGCTGTCACCGCCCGGCAGGGGCGGCAAATTTTCCAGACGGCGCGCCTCGTTGCGGGTCATCAACCCGTTGCGCACCATGATTTCATAGAAGGCGGCACGGGCAGCACTGTCGCCGCGCAATAGGGCGTCGACGGCAAACTCCGCCTTGTACCGTCCTCGATCGACAACCCTCAGAAGGCTGCGCGTGATGGCCTGTTCAATCCGCACCAGATAGGGCCGCAGCGAGAAGGTCAGGAACGCCGTCATCTCCTGTTCCCAGCCCTGCCCGATCTTGACCTGCCCGGCACCATAGTGCCCCACCATCCACGGCGGCACCCGATACCAGCGGCAGACATCCTCCAGCTGAAAGCCCCGCGTCTGGATGAACTGCGCATCGTCATAGGACATCGAGACCGGGATCCACGTCAGGCCGGCCTCAAGCACGCCATAGCCGCCGCCTCGGGCTGCCGCCATCGTGTCATTGACAACGGTGTGGATCTGTTCGCGCTGATCGGGGTTCAGCGTCTGGTCGATTGCGAAGAAACCTTGGGTTTGCAGCCCCTGCGCCAGCGATTCTGCCGCCAGCCGATCCGCCGCAAGCGCCGCACCGATGCTTTGGCGCGCGAATCCCACCGGAGACAGACCAAGATCACCAGTGCCGCCAAAACCCCGCACGTGAAAAATCTCGTCCTCGCCATAGACGACTTCGCCGGATGCGCCGCGAAAGCCATAGCGCCGCGCACCCTGGTCATCGCGCCAGACCCTCATGCGTCCGGGGCTGGCATCCATCGGGGTCAACGCGACAAGGCGGTCACCCATGAATTCCTTGCGCGCCACCGCATTGCCCGGCAGGCACAACGACAAAACCACGCCCTCCCAGAATTCCACGGCTGTGAAATCATAGGACGGTGCGTCGTGCAGCATGGCGTATAGGGGATGCTCGATAGCCTTCCGCTTCGATCCATCCGGCATGACCTCATACAGGATCAGGGGAATCGTACCGGTAGTTTCCGCCAGAAGACGCGAGCAGGCCCAGACGCCAGATTGCTCCAGGGCATTGTTGACCGTGACCACAACACCCGCCGTCGAACTGACCGGGCGCACCGGTTGAACCCCGTTCTGTTCGACCGGACGCTTGGGGAAGAGCCAGCCAAGCAGGGAGCGTGACCGCGATTGCTCGACCGTGGCGGGGACGCTGGCCGAGGCCGGAACGGGCGGCGATGCGATCAGCGCCTTGCGACCCCAACCCCGGCGCTGGCCCCCTGTTTCACGCATGTTTCACTGTCCTTGCAATGATGGGATTGGCCAGGAAGGCCGCAATGTCGCGGCGCCGGTTCGGCTCGGGGCCAAGGAACATCAACATGGCCGCGTTGAACGTTGCCATCAGCGGGTCGATCTTCGCCGAACCCGCTGCAGCTTTCGTGATGACATAGTTGGACCCGCGCATCTCTTGTTTTGCGTTGGCCACCGCCCAGCCCATGATTGCCTGCCCGCCATGCAGCATCCGACCCGCCTCCAGTTTCAAGGGCAGGGTCGAGATGGCAGATTGCAGTTTCCAGCCTTGCGAGACCGCCACCACCAAGGGCTCGGTCAAACCCCGATCCGTCAAGGCATCGACCAGCAACGCCACGCCGGCGGCATCCAGACCGATGCCCGCCTTTTCCGGCAACAGCCCGGCGTCATGCAGCATCATGCACAGATCCGCCGCCTGCGCGGCTTGGTCCTCACCCGTCGCCACCAGGACCAGATCGCCATCCGCCACGAAATCATTCAACGCCGGAACGATGGACTTGCGCGCCTCATAGACCGAAGGCCGCGCCCAGCTGCGCGTCCAGTGCATCCAGGCCTTGTCGGAAATCCGCCGCCCCAGAATGGCGAGTGAGGCAAGGTCATCCGCCCCGCCCCAGTCGATCCCGATGACGGCCACGTCGCAAGCGTCGATCAGCTGGTGCAGTCCGACTTCACCGGGACGCGCACAGGCCGCCCAGTGCTTGGCCCCCGCCCAGCCTTCGTCGCCCAGACCCTGCCCTATCTCGACATTCAGGTACTGGCTGGCCACCATCGCCAGCTCGTCACCGCCCACCTGGTCCGCCGCCAGCAGCCGATCCGCGATAAAGCTCTTCGATACTGACCGGCCCAGATGCGGGTTGACCATGCCCCAGGTACTGGCATCACGCCACAAACCCGCTTTGACCATCTTGGGCGGCAACTCGTACAGCACTGCCAGAACCGGCGCTTGGATCTTGCCATCCCGCACATCCCGGGCCCGCTGCAGTTCCGCCCTGAACGCCCCTCGCGGAACACCCTTCGACTGGGTGGTGATCTGCAGCAGGAAACCCTTGTTGTCCGGATGCGACAGGCCGCCCCGGACCTCCAGCAGAACCGCCGAGGCTTTGGTGTTCGATGCAAACTCGTGGGTTTCGTCGATCAGGATATAGGTGGCTTTCGACCCGGTGACGACATCGGTATCCGCCGCCTTGATAGACATTTCCGAAGGGATGGCTTCCGACAGATAGCGGATGGTCTTTTCGTGCTGGTGCACCGTGAACAGCTTTGACAGCGGTGTACCGCGGGGCGTCTCCGACAGGCGGATGATACCGGCCGCGTGGCTGAAGGCAGTGTCGGCAATCTTTTTGGTCGGCGCGATCATGATCGCCGTGGCCGCTGGCCGCTCATTCAGGATCAGTGCCACCACGATCAGGGCCGCCGCGATCGATGTCTTGCCGTTCTTCTTCGGAATCAGCAGGAAGTATTCGATGATCATCCGACGCTGGTCGCTGTCGAACGCCCCGAAGACCGCCCGCACCATGTCGAACACGAAGTCGTCGCAGATTTCGCCGTAAGTCGGATTGCCCTCGATGTCGGGCACCCGCAGGTTCTTGAAGATCCGCAGGGCGCGGTTGGCGCGTTCCTCGTCCAGCGGCAGATCGGGGATCAGGCTTTCCCGCGCCACAACCCGCTCCTGCCAGTCCAGCAGGGCCGTTGACCAGGCATGATCCTCCGGCGACGGAACCGCTGTTCCATCCGTGATCACCCTGCCGTCCATCACATATCCCCGTCAGATCAGCCGCTGTTTCGCGGCGGGCAGCAAATCAGGATCGCCG